ACCTAGTATATTTGGTGGCGATGAATCTAAGAAGGAAGTAAAAGTTGATAAAGTTCAAGATAATAAGAATGGTAAAAATGCAAGTGAAGTAGCAAAAGAAACAACCTATGAGAGTGGTGAAGGTAATGCTGTAATTATTCCAGTTCCAATTCCAGAAACTAAACAGGTTCCAATTAAGAACAAGAGAGGTAGAACTGTGGGATATAAAACAGTAGTCATTGATGACTCTGAACTAGCCATGTACGGAGGTAAATAATATTATGAGTAATAACGCAAAGAAATCATCACCAGCAAGCATAACAAAAGCAGATGTAATCTCGAATGTAGATCCAGAGAAGACTGCTAGTTTGGTTAATGGAATAATTCGTCTAACTTATCATGAAAGTATATTACAAGATACTGTCAAAGCATATGTAGTTTTTAGTGATGTTGGTAATGCAGTTGATGGCAAGTCTGTGATAGAGGGTTTACCTCTCATAGGAACAGAGGATGTTAGGTTAGAGTTTGAAGATAATAATGAAGAGAAAATTAGAGTTAGGATGAATGTTAATACAGTGTCTCCAATATATGAGGATGGATCTAAAAATGTTACTAGTTTAGAACTAGTATCTGAAGAGTTTCTTCGCAATGAAATGGGAGAAGCAAGATGTAGAACTAGAGAAAATGGCCTGATATCTGATAGTATTGAAAAAATATTTACGGATAGATTAAAGAGTGAAAAGAAATTAGATATAGAACCATCAGCAAATAGATATAATTTTATTGGTAATGGTCGTAAACCTTTTTACATGTTAAATCTTCTTTCTAAGCAAGGAGTTCCTCAAGGTAGTGATGGCAGTAGTGCAGGATTTCTTTTCTATGAGACTGCAGATGGATATCATTTCAAATCTATTGAAGGATTATTTAAACAAGATAAAAAGAAATCATATGTTTTCAACAACTCTACTGATACTCAAGCAACTCCTGCTGGTTATGATGGAAAAATATTAGAACACATATCAGATAGTTCAATTAATGTTCAATCAAAGATGAACATGGGTGCTTACAAAACTAAAATAATTTTATTTAATGCTTATGATTGTAAGTATGAAGTGATAGAACAAACTGCTGAACAAGTGAAAGAAAAAGTTGAATTAGCAGGAAAAGATCTACCTAAATTTAATTCTAAATTTGATACTGAGAAACAAGATTATACTAGAACTACATTATACCTAGTTGATAGTGGAACTCTTCCTGACGGTGATACTCAAAAACAAGTAGAGGGAAGTACAAAACCTAATTTTGAGGCAGTTAGAACATTGAATCAATCTATTCGTAGATACAATCAACTTTTTTCTGGTATGATGGAGATAACTATTGCTGGAGACTTTAGTTTACATGCAGGGGATGTAATATTTGTTGACATATTCTCTGTTCAAGCAGAGAAAGATGATACAGTGAATAGGGAAAGTGGAGGTCTATATATTATAGCTGATTTATGCCACTTTATTAATGCTGATGGAACTTATACTAAATTAAATTTAGCAAGAGATTCTTTCGGTAGAAAAGGTAATCACAGTAGAAGGTAACTATTATGTCAGAAATTAAACACGATTTAGATCACGAAGTTTATCTTGATCCCAAAGATAATAAAGAACATACTAATCATGGTATGTTAGAGTATAAAAAATCTGAACTTGAAGAAGTTCATGCTGATTATGAATATGCTCACAAGGATGATGTCGTTATTCCAAATGAAGGAAAGATAAATGATTGGCACACAAGACATGAAGATAAGCATTTAGAAATCTATTGCGACAATCATCCAGACGCATTCGAGTGTAGAGTATACGACGATTAACATATGGAATCGTCATCATTATTTAATCCTGGTTTCTTAGGAGGCAGTTTCTATTGGTTTATAGGCCAAGTTGCTGACGATTCAACGTGGAGAGAAAATCAAAATCCTGGTAAGTTTGAAAAAGTTTCGGAGATGCCAGCATGGGGATATCGATATAAGGTTAGAATCATAGGTCATCATGATCAAGATGAAGCAGACGTAACTGCAGAACAACTTCCTTGGGCTCAGGTGATGTATCCCGTGACTGCTGGAACAGGTCACGGTGGATCATATCAATCACCTGCTATCAAACAAGGAATGTTTGTCTTTGGATTCTTCCTTGATGGAAAAGATCAACAGACTCCAATAATCATGGGTTGTCTTGGTAACAATGCTAAGACTAAACTTGAAAGAAAGATGGGAACTGAGGGTAGTGGTGGAAAAAACTTTACTCCACAAAGTTTTCATTCTAAAAACATAGAGCAAGAACCTGTTGAACAAAAACATCTTAAGGATGGAGATCTTGCACCTAAACAAGCAGGGAATGAAGCATATAGTTCACCATCAAAAGAGAATGTAATGGTGGAATCATCTGATTCAAATAATATAAAGACAACTGCTGATAGAAAAAAATATGGTGTCTTAAATGAAAAGCATGCTCTTGCTTGCCCTAATCCAGATACACAATCCGATATAAAAAATATACAGACTGTCATAGGAACAGTGACTGCTAAGATAGAAGAGTTTCAAAACTCTTTGAGAGATGCTGATCTTGCTGCTGGTTTACCAATATTAGAAAACAATAAAGACATAGATGCAGCAATTGAAGATGCATCTCAAGAGATGTCAAAATATATGAAAGGCACAATGAATAAACTTCAACAGTTTACAACTAAGGAGTTTAATGAGAAACTTGCACCCCTAGAAAATCTTGCTCCACCATCTCATGCATTAGAATTACTGAATAAAAAAGTAGAGGGTCTAGAAAAAATAGCATGTATGTTTAATGGTATGGCAGGTCTTGCACTTGCAGCATTGATCGCTGCTGCATTAAAGAAGGCTTTTAATAGAAAGAAAAAGAAGGCAGAAGATACTGCTGCTAATGCAGCCACATCTGAAGCAGGAGTTGTTGGTGTAAGCACATCAGAAGTAATACCGAGTGTTCCTGTATTAGATACACCTGGTGCTACTGATGTTCCACCTCCAACTGCTGATGGATTCTATAGACCTACACCACTTTGTGAGACTGAAGAAATTATTGGTGAAGTGTTGGGAGGAACGATTAACACAATCATGTCAGGTTTTGATAGTGCAATTGGCCCTGTGATTGATGAGATTCAAAATTCTTTAGGAGGATCTTCTACTGAAACTGGATCAGAAAATGTAGGAACAATTGATCATGCTATAAACGAAAACAATGTTCTCTCATCTTTATCATCTGGTGATTTGGTTCTAAGTATGTCTCAGACACTAGCAGATCAAGCAAAAATAGATCCTAATAAAGTAGGAGGTGCGAATCGTTTTTGGTCAGATGGAAATTATGGTCGCGGTTTACTCGGATTTATTGATGCTGCTGGTCAAAACACACCAGACAATCAACAACTAATAGCACAAGCATTATCTCTGATTGATGATAAATCAAATGCAAATGGTATAGCATCAGGATTAGTTTTGGCATCAAATTTATTAGGTGTCAATGAAAATCTTTTAACAGGAATAGGTAATGCTTTTCAAGCAATTAGAACTGGTGATATTCCTAATCTATTAAGTGCTGCTGGTAGTCTAGCATCAATCAACCCAAGAATATTAAATGCTATTGCTGGTAAAGGAGCTTCCCTTGCTGGTATGATACCTAGTGGTTTAGGTTTAGGTGTATTGGGTGGAATGAATTTTGATATTGCATCATCTCTAAATTTTGTCAACTCAATAACTAAAATATTTAATTGTGATCCCGATCCAGAGTGCTCTCCAAATGATGAGCATACAATGCAAAGTGGAGGTGGATCAACTGATAAACCTAGCACTTCATCAGTCGCTGAGTCTGCTAAAAATACATCAGAGTCTGTTGGAGAGAGAAGATCATATGGAACTAGCATAGAGAAGTTGAGTTCTAGCAAACAAGGTGTTACAATTAAGAAAATATTTGCTAAACCAAAATCAAGAGTAAAAGATCTAACTAATCTTGTTGGTTATGTAAATGGTCAACCTTACTATGGTGATTTTCATATTCATAAAAGAGAAGATGGATCAATAATTAAGATGGTTGGTATAGCACACACAACATCACCTCATCCCATCATATTTGATACAGTTCAAGAGAGTTTACAATAATGCCAATAACACAATCCTCATTCGATAATATTAAAGTAGGATACATCAGCGAAACTGATGGATACGTTAAAAACGTATCAATTTCTGATGCAAATACATATGCAGAATTAAATCCAGATACAGAATTTATTTTTATTGATGGTGATGAGAAAGTTAGATTTTTGACAATTAGTGAAGTTAATGCACTAACTCCCAAAAATTTACTTCGATCTGATCCTTGTGTAACTGGCGATCAACCCTGTGGCCCACCAAAACTTAAGTTCTTTGGAGGTGGTGGTGTTGGAGCAAGTGCTAACCCAGTGGTAGATAGTAGTGGTAATTTAATTGCAGTTGATATTGTGAGTGGTGGTTTTGGATATACTTCATCACCTCAAGTTCAAGTTATTGATCCTTGTAATAATGGTAGTGGTGCTGTTCTTCAAACTCTTATTGAGAATGGAGTAGTGGTTCAAGTTATTGTTAGAGATAGTGGTCAAGGTTATCTTCCACCACCACAAACAGTTCCTCAGTATCCTGCTATTCTAGAACTTTCAGGTGTAACTATTACAAATCCAGGTTTCAATCATAATTGTGGTGTTGATACACTAGAGGTAATACCAAGTAACGGTACAACTCTTTCATATAGTTGTGATCCTTTTGGGAAGATAAAATCTGTATCAGTAGATAAAGGAGGTAGATTTACAGAGTTACCACAAATCAGAATGAATACAGAGACTGGGTTGAATGCAACTTTTGTTCCTAATTTTGATATTGTTCGCGACCCACAACCAGTGGATCCAGTATTAACAGATGTTGTTCAAGTCTTTGATCTTGTTGGGTTAAATATAAATGGTTACATTGATGGTAAACCTTACTATGGAAATGTTTATTTCGTAAATGGAATTAAGTATGCAGGAACAACTGAAAAAACATCTGGAACTAACATCATAGTTTATGACACTCAACTTGCAAGTGTTCAAAAAAGACTTGATGTTGTTAGCACAATTACTGCGAGTCAGAGAGAAGAAACTGAAACTCAGGAGGATACTATAGAATCTATAAGTTCTCCATCAAGAGGAAGTTACTCTACTACACCAACAAGTGCTCCGTCTACTCCATCAACAAGTACACCAAGCACAACACCTGCA